TGCGCTCAACAATTAGCTCACGTTCCATTTCAGCAAGGGCTCCCATGACATGGAAAAAGAAACGCCCCATAGGAGTTGAGGTGTCAATGCTATCCGTCAGGCTGCGGAAATTTATCCCTCTCCCGCGCAGGTCTTCGATTAGCGTAACAAGATGTCGCATGCTCCTGCCTAATCTGTCCAGCTTCCAGACTACCAGCGTGTCACCTTCTGAGAGAGTACGCAGGACCTTCTTTAGTCCTGGACGATCTGAGGTTTTGCCGCTCATTTTATCCTCAAAAATCAGCTCACATCCTGCGCACTCCAACGCATTTCGCTGTAAAGCTGTGTTTTGGTCATTTGTTGACACCCTCACGTAACCTATTTGCATGATTTTTCGCCCATAAAAAGTGGTGAATGATGCCACCATTTTGGCGAGCATGGTCATTTCTGACTGTATTGCAGAGAATGGCCACCACGGACAATCATGACCGTAGTGGATAAAAAACCTTCGTTTGGGGGAAGCGGCAAAAAGGGCTGTTGGAACCGGCGCAAATCAGATTCCAGACATGGGGATGTTCAGCAGCTCGCTTTCACAAATGGCTGGGTGGCAAAAGCTCCCTTCAGGGCTGATGATTCAATATTCCAGAAGCGGTGGTACGAATATTGAAAAACCGATCACGTTTCCTGTTGCCTTTCCCAACGCTGTTTTATCAGTAGCATTCGGGAACAGGCAATCTTCCTTTCCCTCCATGGGGCAGTCTGTTGTTATAGATGATTCCACTGTTAACCGTTTTGGATTTACCTGTCGAGCTTATGCTTTTGATAAAGCATCCATGATTGATTCATCGAGTAACTTTTTTTGGATGGCTATAGGATTTTAAACGTTCGTTTGGGAGAAGCGGCAAAAATGGAGGCGACTACCGCACAGATCGGTGCTAATGGCTGGCTATATATTCCCGTTTCTGGTGGCAAAAAAATGCTGTTGCAGTGGGGGCTTTTAACCGGTGCGAGTAATTATTCTTTTAAATTCCCAATAGCATTTCCCGTAGGTGGTTTATGCCTGTTCGCTATGGCACATACAACTGATTCCGCTGATGTGAGCATGGTAACTATGACTAATGGATTTATCAGAGATAAAACCAGCGCGTTTTCCTTGTGCGCCAGAACAATGAACGGCGTGCAGCAACCTTTTGAGCGTAGCGTTTACTGGTTCGCTGTTGGCTACTGACCTCAAAATATTGTGTTATTACTCACACAAAGTAGCTAGATAATTATTTTACGAAACCGCACTTACGATCTGAGTCTCAAACTAAGGAGTGCGTTATGAACTATTGGTTTAGCCCTGCAAATAATTCTTTTTACCCCGTAGCTTTAAAGGAGTCTTATGTAAATGCAGGTAGTCTTCCTAATGATTTAATCGAAGTGGAGGATAGTATTTTTAGCGAATTTTCCGCGATGCCACCAGAAGGCAAGTTGCGTGGCATTGGAACTGATGGTTTTCCGATCTGGATTGATATTCCCGTTGTGGAAGAAAGCCCGGAACAAATACAGGCGCGCGCCCGTGCTTTGCGGGATGAATTCATCGTCAGTACAGATCGGATGCTTGTTTCTGATTTCACTATTAACAATATTCCATTGACCGCAGAACAGCAGGCGGAACTTTTTGACGTAAGGCAAAAGTTTAAAATTTGGCCTGAGAGCGAGGGTTGGCCTAATGTTGAACTTCCTGCGATACCCCAATGGATTCTTATTGAGGCAGTAAACAACGGTTACATAGTCAAGAATTGGCCTGAGTGAAATAAAGCCCGCAAGGGCTTTATTTTTTAACAACCTAAAACAATCCAGTAAATTATATTAGTTGTGGGTGTTACGTAAGTGAAATTTATCACCCCGCGAGAGGATTTTGCCGTATCAAAGCCAACAAAACGAGTCGAGGGGTCTTGCGTACTGAACATTGCATTAACCATCAGAAGCGAGGCTGGAAAGGCAACAGGTAAAGTAACCGACAAACTGTTTACAACACCGTTAGTTGTAGTAACTGCAAAACTTCCCCACTGAATAATTAAACCACTAGGTAATTTTGCATAGCCGTTGCCTGCAATGCTATTAGCGAAATAAGCCATGTCAGGTAGTTGATTGGCGCCATTTCCAACCGTCCTTTTTGCTGCTTCTCCCAAACGAAGGTATTCGATAATCCCATCAGCTGTCTTTCCAGACAAAGTTGTCAGCGTGCTATCAAGAGGCTGTTTACCTGCCAGCGCATTTGTCATGGTGGCTGCAAAGTTAGGATCGTTTCCTAACGCCGCCGCCAGCTCGTTCAGGGTATCAAGTGCCGCAGGTGATGAGCCAACAAGCGCAGCCAGAGCTGATTTTACGAAAGCAGTAGTGGCAATTTGCGTATTGTTGACAGTCTGCGCAGCCGTGGGGGCTGTCGGCGTTCCGGTCAGGGCCGGGCTTGCCAGTGGGGCTTTGAGTGCAAGCGCGTTATTAATGGTGGTGCTGAAATTAGGATCGTTATTGATAGCCGCAGCAATTTCTTTCAGCGTGTCCAGTGTCGCCGGGGCGCCATTCACTAGGGCGATCAGAGCCGCCTGAACAAACGCAGTTGTGGCAAGCTGAGTGGTATTGTTACCTGCAGCTGCAGTCGGGGCTTTAGGGGTGCCGGTAAACGTCGGGCTGGCTTTTGGCGCATATTGCGTATGTGGATCAGCTGCTGCAAGATGCGCCGCCATCAGCTCATCTACATACACCTTTAGTTCCAGCACCTTGTCATCCACATATTTTCGGGTAGCCAGCACTACGGACGGATCAATTTTCAGCGTAATGTTATCGGTGCTGCTGGTAATCAGTACCATGCGCACTGTCTGCGTGCGGCCGCTTCCCTCTGCCAGTTGCGGCTTATAGCTCTCCGGGCAGTTCCCCACGGCGATCAGCGCGCCCGTTTCATCAAACAGCCCAACCTCACGAATCCACCAACCGCCCTCAGTTTCAGGAATCACCTGCTCAGCAATAATCTGGCTGCTGTTCTGCGGATCGATGTAAAGCATGTTCAGGTCAGCGCGCCGCTTTTCGGAAACCAGCTTCGTCTGTTGTGCGCTGGGAGTTGGAAGCACGCCGCCGCCATCCCCCACCGCCATCTGGGTAATTTTCAGCGGCACACCGAGCGCGGCAGCGCTTGCCAGTTTCGCCGCGCCAATATCAGTCAGCAGGGTATAAAATTTTGCGCTCATGGGTTCACTCTCATTGTGTCGATAACATGGACGGCGCCGCCCTCGTAGGCAGTGCCACCGGAAATGATGGTTTCGTTGATATACGGGTAAATCGTGATTTCTTCGCCGGTGTAAGTGGCAGCCCCAACAAAATATGGTCCGCTCGTCTGCAGGTTTATGGACATGCCGATCAGATGCCGGCTGCAGGGTTTGGCGTCACCAATCAGGCGCTCCAGCTCCAGATAGGTTTCTTCTGTTATGCCCTGGTCCTGCACCCCAATATCCAGGCGAAACGTGCCCGGCGCCTCGCCGGTCTGCCACCATTCAATGATGCGGATCAGAAAGCCGAACGGCTCCACCACACGCCGCACAGCGCTGGTTGTGCCCTTGTGCTGATGGATATAGAACGCATCCTGCACCACGCGGCGCTTCACGCTCTCCGCCCATCCTTCGTCCCAGCGATCAACCGAAAAGGCCCACGCCAGATATGGCAGAAACTTGACCGGGCATGTTGCCGGGTTCCATAAATCCCGCAGCGGAACCTGCAGATCGGAAATGCCGCTGCAGGTCTGAGCAAGTCGGCGCTCAAGCGGCGATGAGCCAGGAGGAAGCAGACTATTCATCCGTTCCCCCGTTGGTTACGCTCCATTCTGTACATGAAGCGGCTTGTGTCTTATCAAGCACTACATCAGCGAGCGGCGAGGCCAGCTCAACACGCTGCACACCTTCAACATGCAGCGCGGCATAAATAGCACTGCGGCGAATATCACGCCCCAGCCTCGTCTGGCTGGCGATATATTTCTGCAGGCTGGCTTTTGCCGCCTCCATCACCGGCTCAGCTTCTGGCCCAGGGTAAAGAAAGATCGTCGCATCCACGCTGTACGGAATAATTTCAGCGCTGCGCACCGTCAGACGGTCAGCAACCGGCCGCACGTTCTCACTGTTAAGCGCCTGTTCAACCACTGCCAGCAGATCCGCCGCTGCCGTTCCGTCGCCCTCACGGCTCAGCACGGTAAGCACCACCTCCGCCGGTGCCGGGCTGGTTGCGCTGGCGTCAGCCACTCGCCCGTCAGCGCTTTTAGCGTGAAACTCATAGGCCGCCGTCGGCCCCGCCACGGACAGCCCCTCAAATGCAGCAGGAACACGCAGGCGCAGCGCCTCATCACTTTCCATTACCGCTGCGACCGGCGGCACCGCGTCGTTATCCGCAGGTGTAACCGTCAGCCGCTTCACGTTGTAGTTGGCCGCCATCTGATCGAGATCCCCGCCAATTGCATAAGCCACCATGACCGCCTGCGCCGCCTCGTTAATGCGCTGGCGCAGGAGGATTTCACGATACGCATTTTCCTGCAGGAGCTTGGTCACGGGTTCAGACTCCAGCTCAAGCGTGCGCCTTACAGCATCCTGCTCGTCTGCCGGATAAAGGGCCATAAACGCGGCTTTCCGTTCGTTTAGCAGCGTTTCAAAATCCGGCACATCCACTATCTGCGGGGCGGGCAGCTGGGAAAGGTCAATGACTGCCATTGTCTGCTCCTGTTGATACCGAAAGTGAAACCGGCGCGCCGTTATCACGCTGCCCGGTAAGCTCAACCACCATCGAACCATCAAAACTGCTGTCTATGGTGATGGAATCCAGGGTAAGCCGTGGCTCCCAGCGACTCAGAGCCACATAGACCGCAGACATTACCTGCAGGCGCAGCGCCGGGTTCTGCGGCTGGTCTATCAGTTCAGACAGAAGCGAGCCGTATTCCCGGCGGGCAATACGGCTCCCCTGCGGGGTCAGCAGAATATCCCGGACCGACTGGCGCAGGTGGTCCGTGTCGGTAATGGTCCTGCCGTTGCCCTGACTCATGCCGATATAAAGCGTCATACCGGGCCTCCTGATGTATCGCCGCCGGACTTAACGCCGGTATGACCGTGTTTATCGACTACGATCCCGTTAGAACTCATGGCGCCGCCGCCCTGGGTGACGCCACCATTGATCACCACCTCGCTGTTTATGCGCGTGTTGCTTGCTTCCACCACAAATTCCCCCGTTTTCAGGGTTATGTTATCTGCAGCCTCGATCACCATGGATTTGATGCCCCGCACATGCCAGCGGCCGGTTGCAGGTTCATATTCAAACCAGCCACCGTCCGGGTATTCCGTTATGCAACCGTCCACAGAGTCCGACGGCGGGGCGAACTGGTTGGAATAGATCGCAGGTAAGGCAAAAGCGGTTTCCAGATTGCCGCCCATACTCAGCACCACCACCTGCTCATCCGGCGACGGGCACCACCATGTACGGGCACCGCCTGCGCGCAGTGTAAGCCAGTTAATCCAGTTGGTTTCAAGCTCGCCCACTTTCACCCGGCACAGCCAGTTTTCCCGATCCACTTCGGTTACGGTGCCGGTGCGGATCAGGTTGGTGATAAGGCGCATGATTTCGGTTAGTTGTGCGTTCATAACGAAAGGTTGCACCAATGATATGTATGTGGCATCAATACTGTATTGTTTGCTCGACAGCACAATTGACCTTTCTCTCAACAAATGGAGATAAACAATGCAACACCCTATTAACTCTTATGCAATTGAAGAGCACGCAAATATTCTTAAACAATTATGCTGCTCCTCTTTAGAATATCTTAAACAAATAGAACAAAACCCATCTTCACTAAGCCATCCAACAGAAGTTGAAATCGAGAAAGACGATTATTTTAATTGGCTTGAATACACTGTAAGTAACAATCTTATTGAAATGTGTACAAAAATAAGAATTTTACTGGACGGCCTTGAATTACCAGGAGACCTCCCTTACTCTCCAGAAGCAGAAGCTTATTTTGAATTCAATGATACTTTAGTTTGTATTGAGGGTTGTGTGAAAGACTCATTACGTGAATGCTGCAACAAAACGATACATGCCACATCTTTTGAGTTATTTAACAAATACACCAATGATGGTATTTATTATTGGAGCGGCATAGTAATCCTCTCTGGAAAGCAATACAAAAATAAATGGAAAGTTGGATTAAATGTTTTTAACTTTTGTCGTAGCATCAAGTCATTCCTTTCAATATTAAAGAACATTTAACAACCCTCTACTTCTTTTTAAAATAAGGAATATCTCCTCATATTTTAAAGTTAACTTCATGTTGAACTTTCAATCCTTTGAGACTGTTGCTAACTCAACCATCGGAATAATATATCTCTTGTCATTTCTTTCACTTCATCATTCACGCCCAGCAGGCGGCGCTGGGAGTAGCGGACCTCCGGCCCTTTGCGGCTGACGCGATCACGCAGACCATAATGGTGAACACGGGCGATGCGCTGGACTTTCCCATCAAACTGCACGCTGGCAGAGTCCGCAGTGGCTGCGGTTTTCAGGTATTTAGTGGTGCGCAATTTGGCGAACATCTGGCGCTTGATGCGCCCCTTTTTACTTCTGGCCGTCACCCGGCGCGCCTCAAAGGCGGTGCCGTCTGGATTGCGCTGCAGCCTGATGTTTTGCTGTTGCGACCGGCGCAGCTCCTGCGCCAGTTGTCGCATCATACGGTTACGGGCTGCTGGTTCCAGATTCGCCAGCAGGGCCGCCAGCCAGTCATCCACCCTCTGCAGGTCATCCACGTTTCACCGTCCACATTTCGTCGGGTACGTCGGGTTCCGGCACCGCTTCTACGCTCGATACAGTGCCGTCTGTGCTGACAATCACGCGCTCCGTGAGCTGCAGATTGAGGCTGAGATCACACAGATCGTTGCTCAGGATATCGACGTCAAAGGTAAAAAGTTTTTCGCGCAGCTCCGGGTTGTTGATGGCGTCCGGTTGATTGGTCATTAACCAGAGCAGCACGGGCGCCATCACTAAATTCTGGTTGCCGCTAAAATCTTCAATCACCACGTTCAGGGTGTAGCGATATTCCCATGACATTGAACGGGCGCCGGTTGCGACCAGCGAACCGTTATCAACAAAAAGGTGCAGCTTGTCCGGGTTGTCACGGACATACGCCACCGATTTATTCAGGGCGTTGCGTAAGGACTGCGGCTTGTTCACTGTCTCGCTCCTGACACGCTATGATCGTGTCCACTTTGTCGGCACATACTGCCCAGGCGGCCTCAGTCTCATCCAGCACCTGGTTCAAATCCCCATTACTGCGCGGCGCTGACCTGTCCAGGCGGCATTGCGTCACTTTTGGACAACCACTCACGGTAAGCTGCACCTCCGGCGAGGGCCGGGCGCTCCCGCAGCCGGATAATGTCAGCAGGCAAAGGAGTGTCAGCCCAACGGCGTAAATCCTCGTTTTCACGTTTTAGCTCCTCGATCCGGCGCTGGCGGCTCCGCAACAGCGCGGAAGTATCCTCCGCTGCAGCATAAAGTTGCATCTGCGCCCGGCTGTTGGTTTCAGTAAGAATGGACAGGCTGATGAGCTGGCTGTTTTTCTTCGCCAGCTCCTGCTTGTTATTTTTAAGCGCCTCAGCCTGCGTCCCGATGGTGTTACCGGCATTGTTAAGCCGCAATGACTGCCAGCCCAGCAATGCCAGCACCAGAGCCAGGATCACCGCCAGCGCGCGCGTCATGCCCCTACCCCTTTAAGACACCAGGCAAGCTCACGGGCGCGCCTGTTTTCCAGCCCTTTACTCTTTTGACCATAAATCCAGCGGGGGAGCTGGTTGCACGCCTGCCACCATTGCTGGCGATTGATGTAAGAAACCATTGTTGACCGGCAGATTGCCCCCGTTCCGACATTAAAGCCGACACTGATCAGGGCATCGTAAACATGCTGAGGTGGCTTAACCTGCAGGCAGGCTTCAATCCTTTTTTCCGTCAGCAACACGTTATTAATCAGCCCCTGCGCGGCCTGTCGCTCCGTTATGGTTTTTCCCGGCACTACCCCGGACGTATTGCCGATCCCGTCAGTCCAGACCCCGGCGCTGCACTGGTATGGCTGCAGGCGGCACCCTTCGAAATCAGCAATCAGTTTCAGCCCCTCAACGGAGGTATGAAGCGACTGAAAGCCCGGCAGCGTGGCGGCAATCGCCAGCACCGCGCCGACCAGGCAACGCTTAACGATTGAAGGACTCATATTCCCCCCTGGATATTCTGCCGTCCCGCAGCAACTGGTAGGCTTTCCAGCGTAAATAACAGGTCACCGCTGCAGTAATAATCCCCAGCGCAAGACCGGTAATGGTCGATACATCTTTAAGAGACAAATCGCCGAGCCATGCCAGAAGCAGGGCAACGCAGTAAGTGATAAAGGCGCTGATTCGTTCAAGCGTCATAATTCAGTCCCATAACTGGACAGTCTGCGCAGTGGTTGATGCCGTGATGTCCGGCAGCTCCACCTGCAGACCGTGCGGTAAAAAGGGGCCATATTCAGCCAGCCCCGGATTCGCCTGCAGCACCTGTTCAGTGACTCCCTGCGTGCGCCCGTAATGGCGCCAGCAAAGTGCGTCCACCGTGTCATACTGATACGCACGCACTTTCATCAAATCAGCTCCACCGTCATATGCGGCATATCGCGCAGGCGGGACTCCGCCCAGCGCACATCGCGCCACAGCTCGCCTAAGGTTGTTTCGATATCTTCGGCTTTCTTGCTTCCGTCGCCGGTTGCGTCAAAATCGCGATAGCGCTCAACCACGTTTGCTTTTGCCCAGCAAAACACCGCACGGCGATACAGCATGAGCCGCTGGCTTTCGCCGTCGATCACATCAGCAGGGACGTCGGCCAGGCTCGCATACCCCTGCGCCCGTTGTTTCTCGCGGAACTCATAAAGATCGGCGTTAACTTCAGCAATCGCTGTCAGCAACGCCAGACGCAGGCGTGGATCGGTGACACTCCCATCCATGCGCATATCACGGCGGAACTCTGAAACCCTGACATCAGGCCAGAAACTGGTGTTTTTAATAACGTCCAGGGTACTTTCCCCGGCCTGTTCCGGCGAAACGAATTGCATATTTCTGGCACTCCCAAATAGTTGGGCGGTGGACGGGGTTTTGACGCGGCATAAAGCCTGTCGCCACCCCGTGCCGCCCCGCGCGTTGGCACGATTCGTTAAGCCGACATTGCCTGTCGCAATCGGCTTTCAAGCTTGTTGATTTCGGTTTTGACGCCAGAACTGTTATCCAGCTGCAGGGCACGCTTCAGATGGTTAAGTGCCGCCACCGCCTGATCGTTATCCCGCAGCGCGTAGCCCATCGCCTTATGAAGTCGGGCGCGGGACTGATCCGGCATATCCTGACCTTCAACGATATCGAGCACCTGGGTAAGAATGGCGGCATTGAATGATTCACCGGCAGAAAAAGCGCGCATTGCCGCATC